TTAGCCTATCGACATGTTGCAGCTGACGCTCGGAATGCCGTGTCCGTCATAGTGAACATAGACGGTGGTTTTGCCTGCGGATTTCCAGGCGTTGATTTGCGCGATGCAGGCGTTGGCGGCGGCGATGGCGTTCTGGTAGCCGACGACTTCGGATTGTTTCGCTGACTGCTGCCACATGTTGGTGAGAGCAGCCAATTCAGATTGCGCCTGCGCCATAGCCGCCTTTTGGGCGGCGATGAATTCAGTGAGTTCTTCCAGTGCCGTGAGAGTCATATCACACCTCAAATTCCGGTTGGAGGTCAAACAATGCGCAATACTGCGCCATGCCGGGGTCTATAATCATTTCGATACCAATGAGGTCGCCGGTGTACATCAATGCCACTTGCCCCATGCAATCGGTGAGAGAACTATTATCGCTGTCTTTCAAAAGAAATCCGTCAGACGCGATGCCTGGCAGCACACACTTGACCGGGAACTGTGCGCCTGCATGCACGCCATAGCACGTTGTGCCGTTCGAGTCATAATAAGTGCCAGACGTTATCACCACGGTTGCTAACGCCTCTGGCGTACCCGATAATGATCCGCATGGGACATGTTCAAGCGCTCTGTTCGGGTTGATTAATGCAAAGACAGTGTCAAAGCCGCTTATGGTATGCCACACCATGCCAATTTGCCTGACTACAGCGGTTCTGCCTGCCCGCCTGTCCGGCACGCGAGTCATCGCGTTCGCGGCAAAGAACGCAATTGGATTCGTAAGCGGGTACATGATTATCTGCCCCGCGAGCGCGCCGTCCACGCCGTCATCAGGCGCGTCGGCGTCCCATACGACGACCACGCCCATTATTTCTTCTGGGAATATGCCGGAATACAACATGCTGGCGGTCCACATACGCCCTGCCGGTATGTCAGGCGTCACAGTGTAAGGCTGCATCAACGGATTACCGTTCTCGTCAAACGCGCAGATTGTCAGTCGCAAACTGGTGGACTTGCGATTCTCGACCAAGAGCATGGTATCGCGATTCGCGGCGTTTGTGCCATAGCAACATAGAACGCCAGTGCGAAACGTGCTCGGCGCGGGCGGAGCGGCGACAACGCTGACATAATCGCCGCGTGTTCTCGTTACAGTGCCGCTGGCGTTTGTGGCTGTGAGAGAAACGTCCTTTGCTCCCAGCGTCGGAAACCGCACGCGCGGATTCTCGTCAGTGAACGTTCCGACTCCCTCGACCGTCCAAAGCCGCGAAGTCGCATTCACCGATTTATCGAGGAATTGCACATAACCGTTCTGTTTTACCTGCGTGATGTCACTTCCGAAATCGGCCGTGGGCAAGGTCTGCGTGACAGTGATATACGCCGTCTTTGTCACTGGCGTGCTGTCCCCCGCATCGTTGCCAGCAATGAGTGTGACGTCGTACTTCCCGGCGGGGAGATCGAAGATGACGAGAGGATTCTGCCCGGTGTATTCTTGTCCAGCGATAGTCCAGCGCCAGCGCGTGATAATGCCGAAACTCGCGTCGACGAATTGAACCGCACTGCTACGCTCAACGACGAGCGGATTTGCGGAGAAGTCGGCCACGGGGATTTCCAGCGGAGTGCCTATGACAGCGTAGTGCGCACGGGCGTATGGTGTGCGCTTTGATACCTGCGCCTTCAGCGACAGTATATTGCGATAGGTCGCATACATCAAGTCACCGTCGCCACAAGAACAAACTCGCCGCCCGCCACACTCACGATTCCGTAGCCATCCTTCTCAAGCGTCAAGTCCCACGCGAATTCCTGGCCGGGCGTCATGTTCGCCGTGTTTTCAGGCACGATGTAGACACGCAGAATGCCGCCGACCGCGTCGATGATTTGGATTTCAGCGTCGCCGCCTCCGGCCTCGGTATTCTTGCGGGCAAACAGAATATCGCCGTTCACGTCGCCGACAGAGAACGTAATTTTGAAGCCAGTGAGGTCGAAAGCGACATCGTTTGCGTCAAGAACTGGAAACTCCAGCACAAGGTTCCGATTCTTCTGAGCGACAATCTGCTGCTGCATTTTCGCCAGGTCGTTCATGGGTTATCCTTTGAAGGTTCCAGTCGGGATGTAATATACCGAACTGCCTGAAGTGTACATCTCATACGCCAGCACACAAATGTCCGAGGGCAACCCCACCGGCTCAATGACGGCTGTTTTTCCTGCGGCCGTGTACTGCGTCAAATCGACGGTATGGTCCGCGAGGCCGACAGTCCAGTTATTGCCGCCCGGGGCCATGCTATCGTTCGAGCCGATGAGGAACTTCACGTTGGGATAGTCCGCGATGTTCGGATACAGGTATCCGCCGATGAACTCGCCCCAAAAGGCGTAAAAGCCGCCTGTCGTTTTGCGCGATGGCCAAGTAGGAGTGCCGAGAATTAACTGGTACTTGTTGCCGGACGGAATGCTGTTGACCGTTAGCCGCCTCAAATCGCCCTTGCCGATGCGTATCTCATATTTGCCGTGGACATAACCGCCCCCCGGAAAGTTCGGCGCTATCGCACTACAAAACGCAGTGAATACCTGACCCGGCAGCAGTCCCGGCTGAGGAACGGGCAGGGTATGGGTTTGCGTAAAAGTTCCGGCTGTTACATTAAAGTCATACAGCAAATCCGGCGTCTCATTTGTGCCGTTCGTGCTGCCGTATAGGTACAAATGCGGACATATTCGCGTCTGGGTAACGCGCTGGTCTACATTCTGAGCGCGCAAGTCATAGATGCCCAAGATGGCGTCATATCCGCCGATATTGCTAAAAATACCCGCCAGAATTCCGTTACTCACGTCCGCACCTCCGCTGCCGCCGAGCGCCACAAGCGCCCACGACGAATCTTTCCAGAGAACTGAACCAACGCTTTCCGGCGCGATGGTGGTAATGCGCACCTGCGTCACGCCGCTAATCAGTCCCTTGCCAATTGAGCCGACGTTCAATGGCTCCTGCAGGACGACGTATTTGCCAGCGTGCGCCGTCGTCGGGGCTGATGCGTTCATTGCCAGTTTGTCTTGGAACCCGGCCAGATTGACCGACGGCAAGATTACCGGCGAGTCCAGACCCAAAACCTCATAGCGCTGGCGCGGCGTGCCCGACAGGTTTTTCACCAGAATGATGCTGGACTGCACTGTCGGCTGCATTGCCCAGCGTTCCTGTTGCTGCTGGCGGCGACGAAAGTCGGCAATCGCATCGACCGCGCCGTTATAAAACGCGGCCGAAATGCGCATGGGTTGTCCCTTCTGGACTTTCTTTATGTCGTCGCTCATGTGCCTATCCCCAAACTAGCGAAACTACCCAACTCATAGACGTTTTCGATGTAGACGGCGACCGGCTGCTTTACGAACTTCTGACTTGCGGAATCCACGGCGTCTTCATACCGCACCCACATGTATTGCCAACCGGTCTTCGAAGGGACGAGGATGTCGCCGATGACAATGTTGGAACGGTGAGGACTTGCGGCGAACTTGAACGTGATTTCCCAGTCCTCACCGTTCCCACGGAGCGAGCCGGACGCGCCGAGGAACAGGCACTCGCCAGCGGCGAGTCCGCGAAACATAGCATTGTTCACCTTGCCAGTGAGCGCATAGAGCGCGTTTTTGTACGCGCCATCCACGTTGTCCGCGTCAATGTAGTGCGTCTCCGTAAAATTGAACACCGGCACGGTCACGTCCACGCCTTCGACGGAGTCCTGCGTGACGCCGATTGCGCCCTTGAAATCAGGAGCCAGCATTGGCGACCACCACGTCGGCGAAGTAGCGGGCGGATGGTTCAGGTTTCCCGCCTGCATGGACCGGTATTGCACCGCGGGCGATCCAGCCGTCGCGCAGGCACCCTCGGCGTAAGTCGTCGTGCTGCTCCACGCGGCTGCCTGATTGGGCGCATATTTTCCGGCCGTGCTAAAGGACTGCGTGAGGTGTTGCGTGCCGCCGCCGGTGTCGAAGGAATAGCCGGATTCGCCGGTTTCCGGATCTGGTTGCGGATCGGACTTGCTGTAACTTGCAGTGCCTGTCCAAACGCAGGTGTCGGGATGCTGTTCGTCGACGTGAACAGGTTCCATCTTGACAGGCTGCAACACCATGCCGCCAAAGATAGCGGGCGCAGTTGCCAGAACCGCGTTAATCGCCGCCTGATGGTCTGCGGTTCCCCTGACAACGTAAATCAGGTCCGCAGACTGCCCGTTTGTCACTTGGCGCGATTCATATTTCTCAACACATGTAACTGGCATTACTTCTCACGCAAAGGTTGATTCACCCATGTCGTCAAGCGCTTCGTAAGTCTTCTTCGTGTACTTCGCCGTGTCCTCGGTTGCCTTGGCGGTGCGATCTGCCGCGTCGCCGCCCATTAGGCCCGCAATCGCAGCGTTGGAGGCGTTAAACGTGCCGCGAACGCCAATCTTCGCAGCCTGATCCGCCAGCGCGCCGCCGACATCCACGCTGCCCAATTCGGGTGCCTTGGGCGCTTCCGGTCCGGCGGCTTGTTTCTTTTCAGCGTCGCCAGCCTCTTGCGCGGCTTTCCCCAAAGCGTCATTGAGTTCCTTCTGCGCCGCAGCCAACTCATCTGCCGCTTCCTGGTCGCGTTTCGCCTTCTTCGCGGCCATGTCGTCGTTGAATTTCTGGTATCCTTCCGCGATGCCGCCCATGCGCTGGTCGGCCTCTTGTCGCGCCTTCGTCTCGGTGTCCTGCTTTTCCTTGTCGATGGCCGCTTTTTCTGCGTCCGCTTCCTGATTCGCCTGATCATTCTTCGCGCCGATGTTTACCAAATCCATCTTGCCGACTTGCCCAAAGCCTGCTCCTATCTTGTCCAATGCCGCCGATGCGCCGTTTATCAAGTCGGCCAGCGCGTTCCACGCCGTCGCCACGGCGTTGACTATCGCTCCCGTGACTGAGTTCCAGACGATGACCGCAATCCGTTTCATGTCCGTCCAGAGTTTTCGGATGAACCCGATAACTTCCTCCCAGCCGATCTTGATGCCGTACCAGCCCTCGCTGAAACACACGAGCAGCACCGTCCACATATCGTTACCGAGTTTTATGATCCAATCCCAAAAGTCATGCCACTTGCCCAGGAGCCAGTTGGTGCTCGCAATCCACACGACTTTCAGACCCGCCCACGCAATAATGGCTGCGAGTCCAAGGTCGCCCGCCTTTATCGCGTTGAAGATTCCGGCGACTACTTCCTTGACCCAGCCGAACAGCGCGGAGAACTGCTCGCCAAGCCAGCCCAATGCCTGGCCGCCCGCACCGGATGAGATTACGAGGTACGCGCCCAGCGCCACGACGAGCGCAATGACCGCGCCCAAGGGTGTGAGCAGAAATCCGATGACCGCTCCGATGGCACTGATAACAGTTATCACGCCGGACAGTATCGCGCCGAACACCGTGATTATGCCGACGACCACGCCGATGACCGTTCCGATTACGCCGATGATCGTGCCTAAAATGCTCAGGGCAATTCCGGCGGCGACGACAATGGCGGAGATTTTCAGAATCGAAACAACCAATCCCTGATTCTGGCGTATCCACGTGGCGACGGTTACGACTGCGGACGTAACTTGCGCGGCAAGGTCTTTGAGGAACGGTGCGAGAGCCGCGCCGATTGTAATGGCCGTCTTCTTGAGCGCCAGCGTCAAATCCTTCAGCCCGTCGCCAAAAGCGTCCGCAGCAGCGGCGTCCTCCGAGGACATTATCAGGCCGAGTTTCTCAGCCTGCGCCGCGTAATCATCGAGCGCGGCCGCGCCGCCTTCCAGCATAGGCATGAGCATCGGGCCGATTCGAGTTCCGAATATGCTCGCTGCTGCGGCGGCCTTGAGCGCCGGATCTGAAATCTTGTCAATGCGGTCGGCGATGAGCCGGAATTGCTGATCGGGGGAGAGACCCTGCAGGTCTTGCACGGTGAGACCGAGATTGCCCAACGCCTTTTGTGCGGACTTGGAGCCGCCAATCGCGTCGCCGACGGTCTTGCGCATTTTGCGCAGACCCTTTTCCAGCGCGTCCACGTCTGTGCCTGTTTGCTCTGCGGCGTACCCCAAAACAGAAAGCGCCTCGGCGGATACGCCGGTGCGCTTGGACATGTCGTATATCTTGCTGCCCGTGTCGGCAAAGCCTTTGGCCATGCCCAACAGAGGCATCATAACGGCCGCGCCAAGAGCCGACATAGACAGCCCGATGTTGCGGACGTGATTGCCAAAGGCTTTGACTTTCTTCTCAGCCGCCTTCAGGCCGCGCACGAGTTTGCTGTCGTCGGCGAATAACTCGACGAACGCCTTCCCCGCGCGTATGGCTCCCGCGAACGCCACGCACTATTTCTCCTTGGCTGTGTCGTCCGGTGCGGCGAGAAGGGCTTCCACGGTCTTCTGAACCTTCGCCGTGCCCGCGCGATTGAAGATTGCATACGCGCCCACGAGAACTGCGGCAATCATGGCCTTCGAGTCGATCTGGCCGTCAAGCCACGCCAGTAGCGACGTGACGAGTCCCATGACGACCACGATGTAGGTGCGTTTTCCGTTGAGCCAGTTCTTGATGCTATTCATGCTTTTCTCCCGATCAAAGGCCCACCAGTGCGAGCAGAACCGATAGCAGCACCGGCGCGACCGCCACGAGAACTTTGTTTTCAACTGTCTTGACGAATTCCTCATACCGCGCGACGTTCTGCCAACGCGCGGTATTCTGCTTCACGCGGAGGATGAACGCCTCGTCAGACATTTGTGCTAGCACGTCGGAAACGGCTGTGAGGTCGCCTTCCATAAGGCGCTTGATGTAACCCCACGCGGACTCCTGCGTCATCTGCAGGAGAGTCGTAGAGTACTGCGAAAGCACCGCCTTGGCGGCGGACATCTCTTCAGACGGAATCTTAGCGAGCAAATCTTCCCAAGTGAGCGACATGCGTCACCTCCTTACTTGTTGTCAGTGGCCTTGTCGGCGGGTTCGAGAATCTGGTCATACTCCGCGCCCCAAGTCGTGTCTCGCTTCGCGGAGCGCATAAATTCGCGCCACTGTTTCGCGTTCTCGACCGTGTAGGACTTGAGCCACGGCGCGGTGTTTGGATCGGCGTTCGCGCGCCGGGCGGCTTCCACGGCGTCAATCGTGGAATTCGTCGCGGCAGTCCGCGCCTCGCCGTTCAGATACACCTGGCATCCGGTGAACACGAAGCACACAACACAAAACAAGGCAATGGCAATAACGGTTCGCTTCATGACTATCCTTTCCGGCCAGTGAAGGCCTCTCGCATGAGTCCGATGTTGTCCTTGTTGACTACGACGTAGTCTTCTCGCAATGTTTCAGAGTATGGGTTGAAATCATCCGGCTTGTAGGGTTTACGCCGCTTCTTGGGGTCGCGATTGGCGTTCGCAAGAATCGAACACACCAATGACGTGTGCGCCCAACGTTCGCGCCCTTGGCCTTCCGCCAGCCATAGCAATTCCCTCAGCGTGTAAGGCCGAGGGTCGACGCCAAGCGCTCCGGCGATTCGCCAGACATCACTCCAACGACCACCTTCTCCATCGTTTCGTCGGTGAGTTTGTCGGCCATCCTGTCCACGACTTTCATCTGCGCGTTCACGACCTTTGCCTGTGCCTCTATCAGCCGGACGACGTTTGTCCGGCCGCTCGAGCGGAAAAAATCGGTGAGTTCCTCGTAAAGCGCATGGTTCATGGCCAGCATGGTTTCGCCGTTGAACGCATCCCATGCGTTGTCTTTCGTGAGACCATGTTTCTCGATTTGCGGCTCTAGGAGACAGAATAAGACATCTGCGAGGAAGAACTTGTCGCTCACGAGTTTCACGGAGAGGAGTTCGTGCTTCTCCGCGTCAGCCTTGTTCTTCATCTCGACCATGCGATACTTGTCACCAGCGCGCGCAACGCCTTGGTCTAGATCGAGCAGACTGACGCCGAGCGCGTCCTTGACGCGCATAGCGCTGCCCAGAGTGAGACTGATTGTCCAAGTGCGGCCAGCTGCGTCGTTGAATGTTTTCATGCGCCACCTCCTGCCTCAATCCACGACCTGAAGGTTGTGAGTTTCGCGGTTACGGAGACCATCACGCCTTCCTCAAGCGGTTCGCTGCGCGGGAAACTCGTGATGGAGAAGTCGCCGTCCGGGCCTTCTCCGTTCTCCTCGGCCAGAGTTTTCAGGCCGACCTGTCCGCCGGTGAGATATGCCGTCTTGATGAGCGCATACCCGGCATCAGTCCGCTTGTACGGCATCTCGAATTCGACGATACATTCACGCAGAGTGGCAACCGTCGCCTTCCAGCCGCCATTTGCGCGGCTCGTAACGTCCGCCTCTCCAGCATCCAGCGTGAGCGTCACGTCGCGCACGTTCGCCAATTCCGTGCTGGGAGTCGCGCCTGCGGCCCCGCAGTAAATCTTGGCGTTCATGCCCATCGCATAAGTTGTTAACGCCATGTGCCCCTCCCTAACGAATAGAGTCCCGCCATTTGGGCGGCAGTTGTTTCAGTTCCGTATCAAATGCGGGCTGCATGTACGACCGCTTCGCAACGCGCACCCGCCTGGGCTTTCCATATTTCTTGCGCTTGGAGTCGAAGAATCGCGTTGTGGTTTTCCCGCCGTGTTCCAATAGGCGCGGCGCTTCGCCTTTTCCTTTGCGCAATTTCTCCGGTCCGACAACCACGGAACGTTTGTTCGGGTCATACCCGAAGAAGATGTTGTCTTTGAGCAATCCCGTATGGCTGTACGGCGGTTGGCCCGGGCGCGACGTTCCTTTGCGCTGGCGGATGCTCGTGCGCGAGCGTGTCCGTGTGTATGCGCCGAACTTACTCAAGACCTTGCGCGTCGCCTTGTCCGTGCGGCTTGTTACGGCCTTCTTGTCGAAGAAGAACTTCTTCATGTCGCAGCGAATCATGGGTGCTAGTCCTGGTACTAGTCCGTCCTGTATGTAAGCGTGATGATGCTCGTGAACATCCGCTTGTCTTGCATGTGCTCCGGCGAATAGACCGGCGCATGTTCGATCTTCAGCAGAACTGCGCCCAATTCCGCGATAACACGATTCTGCGAGAACATCGCGGCGATCTCCTCAACGAGCGCTACCAGCGGGTCGAGTTCCGACGCGTCTTCCGTTTTGTATTTCTTCTGCACGGCGACATCGACCTTTGTCTCATTTGCCATTGCCGCGCGGGTGTGCTGCGTTAACACCACACTGTCTGGTGAGACCGTTACGTGCAATGTGGACATATCCGGCAAATCGAAATATGGCCTGTAGAGCCGCTGTGCCGTGAACGCCAGGGAGAACTTCCCCGCATTCAGCATCGCAACGACAGCGTCCGCAAGTTGCACAAGTTTAGACGGCACGCTTCACCTCGTTTTCCAGCAGGCACGGCTTGCGCTCCAGCGTAAGCCTGAGACCGTTGAGCGCCGTGGAGATGTTGTTCTGCGCATCCACACTACGCGCAACAAGGTCAACAAGCGTCTTCTCCAAATCGTTTATGCGGTTCGCCATCCGCGTTTCACGTTCCTGCGACGCCTTACGGTCTGCTTCGCTTGCCGACGCCATACGCCAGACCAGGAATGCCGCAAGGGCGGTGAAACCGCCTTGCATTACGAGTTGTATGAGTGTTGCTTCAGGCATTTGATTCACCCGTATCTTTGGTGTGAATTCGATAGGTCGTCATGTGCGAACCAGTCCACTGCCAACAACCATCCTGCCCAAGTTCCATCACCTCGTATTTCCTGCCGTCCGATATAATCGCATCACCGGCTTTTGGCTCGAATGGCAAGTCCTCTGCGAGCACGAGGAAGTCCCAAAGATGCGCCCTGATGGAAACATTGTTTTCATCTGTGACTTCAAAGCGGGGTTTGCCTTTCGCCGCGTCGAACGTCATAGGCGCGCGTCCAGCGCGTCGGTATTCGACTCGGCATGGATCGTGAGCAATCAGCCCACGATCCAGCCAAGCCAACCCCTCTCTTAAGTTCACTGTTCCAGCCTCACGCGCACCGTCACATCCGCATCGACGGCTGCCTTCACGACCTTGCCAATGTATTTGTTGCTGGTCGCAGTCGTGGTCGCCACATGGTTTGTCGCGTCCCAGTACACCTTTGTGCCCGCTGCGATAGCCGTGCTGGTTCCGGTTGCCTTCGCAAAGTCGAACACGCCGGTCACCGCGAGCGACCCGAGCGCATCCGCCGCAATTGGCCTCGCTGCCACGCCCACCAAGTCTCCCTGAACGACTACATCGCCGACCGCCACAGCGGCGGAAGGGGTGTAGTCGATGCTCTTCCCTTCATGCACATAAGTTGCGTATGCCATGTATGCCTCCTGTGATTGTTACGCCTCGCCCTTGAGTTTGCATCCGCCACGCTGGTCCTGAAGAGCGACGCCGAAGTCGTGATAACCGCGCATCCTGACACCGAGCACGTTGAAATCCGCCTCGGCGGTTTCGATGATGGGCGACTCCTGACCGTTCAGGAATGCTACCTCGATTACGGGCAGGTCGTTCGGGTCTGCGAGGAGATACCACGCCTTGCTGGAGTTGCCCGTGAACTTGGCGTTCGACAAATACCGGCTTACCTCAGCGCGGAACTTGCCGACGTGCGGGTTGGCGATTGGGTACTTCGTGTTTGCAGTCGTGTCGCGTATCTCAAGCGACTTCTGCAACTGCGTAGCCATCGCGCTGAGCGCCGGTGGAACCAGCACAATCGCGGGCATGATTCCGATGGGCTTGCCGTCGGCGTCCACCTGCTCCATGAACATGGTTTCCGCCTTGGTCAGGCCGTCAATGCCGCACACCGTGTCCGGCGTGCCAGCCGCGTAGTTCTTGTTGCCCGTTGTGAAGAACGCCGAGTTGTTCATGAAGATGACCCAGAACACCTCGCATATCTGAAGCCCGCTTCCGCGCCCGAGCTTGCGCGGCACGAGCGTAATCGCGCCGAGATCGTCATTGATGATGTCGCGCCGGTCGATGGTCAGCATGATGCCGTGAGTGTCGGCCTTGTTGGTATAGGTCTCCTCGCCCAGCGTCCCGTGCTTGAGTTCGCCGCCCGGCCCGACTTTTTCATACTGATCCTTGCCGATGAGCCGGTAACTCGTGACCGTCTTGAAGTCCGAGACGTTGCGCACCGCGCAAATGTTCCGCCACGTACGCTCGACGGAGTAGAATCCTTCGAGCAGGAACTTGTTCGACACGTTCGAGAGGATTCCGCCGACGTCGACGAACGAGAGGCCAGCCTTGACCTCACGGCCGAACGCGAAGCGCATCACTTCGCGGCTGTCGCGGAACGAGCGGCCCGTGTAGCCATTTGCCCACGCCGCCTCCAGGAAGAGTTCCTGCAGTCCAAGTCCTCTGAAGCGATGAGATGCCGCATCGAGGACTTCCTCTTTGTAGTGCTTTTCCGGCTGTGTGAGTCCTTCCGCCAGCGCGCACGCGGCTTCCAGCATTGCGCCGGTCGCGGGACCTTCAGTCCTGCGGATAATGTCCGGTGTCGGAGGACGATCCGCACGCATGACTTCCAGTTCACACTTCGTGGCGTTCCAGTTCTCTCGGATGGCCTTCGCCTCGATATCCTTGTGCTTGTCGCCGCAGAGTTTCTGAATCGCCGCGATGCGTTCAGTCTCAGCCGCAGCCTCTTCACGCATCTTTGCCGCAATGTCAGTCGTCTGCGTGCCTTCAACCTTCTCCTTATCCTCCGCGTCTTTGTCCACAGTGTCCTCCTTGGCCTTTGCGGCCACGCGGGCGCTTGTCTCTCCGTCCGCGCCCAAGTCCACAAAACTGATTTCGCCGAGAGTTGCCTTGCGCACAACATTCAGCGGTCCCGACCATTCGCGGCCGTTGACGACCGCCTTCTGGCCCTCACGAATGAACTCCGCTTCCTCGACGCCCGCGCCGATGGATGCCTGCCACGGAAAACCGTTCCGCGAGGATGCAACGACTTCCTTGGCCGCGTTGGTGTCGCGCGAAACGATGCCACCTGCTATGAGCCGCCCGCCCTGCACGAGCAGGGAGTCCGTGTGACCGACGCCTTGCGCGGCGTCATGGCCCAGACGAATAGGGCGGTTCTGCGACGGGATGTTCAGGCCCGACAACTCAACGATGACGGGATACCGCCAGCCGCTGAGTTTCATTGGGCCGCCCGTATATGCCGTCATTGAAAAGCGAGGGAGTCCTGCAGGCTTCCCGTCAGCCCCGGCGTTGGCTTCGACCCACTCGGGCGCGCACGCAAAAACCACCGTGTTGCTCAACGACTGATCGCTTCCTTCAATTTTGTCTTTCATGGCTATTCCTCTGGAGTTTGTCCGTCTTCGGTATTTTGATTATCCGCAACCGGCACGGGTGCCGGTGTTGCTTGCGCCATGCTTAGTCCCAGTTGATTCATGAGTGCGACTTCCTTTGCGCGCTGTCTCAGTTCCGATTCCCAGTCGAGTCCCTGCTTCGCATACTCGTGCGCGAGAGTAGTTGTGTTGTTCTTAAGCCGCGTGTCCTGCGCGTTCGCTTCTTTCGCCGGGTCAACATGCTCATGTCCGTCCCAGAACCACTGATGCGCGAACCGCGCGCCTTTGATCCTTGCTGGCTGTGGTAGCAATCCCTCAATCAGGACCGCCTCGGACAGCCACGCGTTCAGAATGCGGTCCAGCACGACTGTCTCGATGTGCGACTGCTCAACGCGGATGGCCTTGTAGTAAGTCTGGTGGTCGAGCCGTCCCGACGAGTAGTTGTAGCCGCTCGAATTTCCGGCCGCGATGTTGAACGGCATGTTCAGGCAACGCGCGATCTCGTTCAGAACTTCCTTCTTGAATTCCGCGTAGGTCGTGGTCGGCTGCTCTGCCTGAGTCTGTGCCAACTTCCAACCGCCCGGCATGACCGTCGCCATGCGTTTTTCCAACTCGACCGTGTCCATCGCTTCGAGCGAGTCGGCTTCACCGTTTGCTGGCGCGTCCGTGTAAATCACGAGCGCGTGATCCGCCGCTGTTTCTGCCGCCGCAATGACGGCCAGTGTGTACCTTCGCAACTGCGCGAAGAGCGGCAACGCGGACATGATCTCTGGTATTCCACGCGCTTGTCCTGGACGGTCCGCGCGGAAGTAGTGAATGACCGCTTCCGCCTTGACCGTGTCATATTCCAGTGTCTGTACTCTGACCGTGTCGCCCGGATGGTTCCTCAAGACGTGATACTCAACCGGGTTCCACGACGTGTCGAAGACGATTCCGTCAACGGCATAACTCGCCATGGGTGTAAAGAACGGCGTAGCCACCTGGTCCGCTTCGACAAGGCGCAAATCCAGTTGCACCGGCATCGATAACGTAGGATTGTTGACTATGATTCCGAATCCTTCACCGTCTTCCGCTTTCCCCATGCGCATCGTGCGGAGTTTCTCTGCCAGCCGAATCAACCTTGCCCATTCCGCGAACGCCGTTTCAATGACGCGATTGACTTCCGGGTTGTCCGTTAGCATCTGAAGGCGCGGCCCGGTGCCGATACAGTCATTAGCCAACGTCAGCACAATTCCCTTGGCATACGAGTTATTCGCCACCTCGTAGCGCGCGTTGTTCCGCAGACGCCGCCGCACTTCCGGGGAGTTTGCCGCATTCGCGGACAGGCCATCCGCATTTGCCCAGTGGCGGCGGTTGTCGTCGTTGATCGTCGCCGCGTCATAGCGGCCGCGAACCACCTGCACCCGCCTCGGCAGGCTCACGGTCTCGGTCTTCCTATGTCCAAAGATTCTGTTCAGCAATCCCATCAGTCCGCCCCCGGCGGAATCAGTTTCGCGCGCCGTAATCCGAATGGCTTTTTCTTCACGGCCGTCGTGGACGCAGTGAACCGAGCGACTTCAATCAGTTGTGTCGGGTCGTGCTGCTCAATCTCGCCCGAGTCGCCTTTGGCTCGCTTCGGTCCCTTGGCGTTTTTCTGGATCGCATCCTCAATGTCATTCGCCATGAGTTGTCACCGTGAGAAAAATGGTCGCGCCTATGATCTTATTTGCCGCTCGACGCGTTTTTTTGCCGGAGAATCAAGGGGATGAGCAAAAATTGATGAAATTGTTACACCGGCAGAACATGAGGCTTGAAATATTTGAGGCCAAAAGAAAAATCCCTCGCAGAAAGCAGTAAAGGATTGAGACGGGGATTTTGCCGCTGTTTGGCGCATCAAAGGGATGGTTGACTGTGCAAGGCGTAAACCATGCGGCCTTGTCATCCAAGCGCGCAAGGCGCGTTTGGGTTTCTCATACGGCTCATTATCGTATGGCAATTGCCTGTTGACCAAATGCCATGCTTCACGTATACTTCAGCGTGCAACTCGGAGGAATAGGTCGAACCTGTCTGCGAGATTTTTTGTATCATCATAAGAGATGACCCTGCCGATACTTCTGGCTATGCGGACTGCGGCATGAGCCGAGTTCGAAACTGTAAAGATTGTGAACGACGCTAACGCAGCCATCGTCAATTAGGTGCTCGCGCACGTGATTAGACAAACGGTGTTGACTGTGCATAATGACACGTAAGCATCGCCAGTTTTAGAGAGGACAAATGGGTAGGAAGAAGACGGCATACGAGCTTTCTCGTTCACAGGTTTCAACGCCACATGACGTCGTTAGCCTGTTCTGGGAGATAACGCATACGTATCGCCCGCAGTTATCGCGTGTGTTCGACTTGGGAGCGGGCGATGGCCGTTTTGCTTTGGGTGGGCGATACGAGACATATGAAGGTATCGAAATAGACCCGGGGCAAAAACCGTCTGACAAGTTGCCCAGCAATGCGGTGATCCGATATGGGTGTGCATTCAAGCATGCTGGAACTGGGTTCGATGCCTGCATTGGCAACCCTCCTTATGTTCGCCATCACGATTTGGAGCATTCATGGCGTGACCGCATTGCAGCTAGAATTGCGAAAGAGACCGGGGTGTCGCTGAACCGAAAATGCAACTTATTTGTCTACTTCATCTTTCTCGCGTTGCTGAAGTCTGCAGAAGGCGGGATCGTCTCCACGGTGGTGCCGTACGAATGGGTTTCGCGGCCATCAGCCGAACCACTCCGACGATTCATCAAACAAAATGGTTGGCATGTTGACACCTATAAATTCACAGAGTCAATATTCGATAACGTGCTAACGACCGCTTCTATTTCTGTAATTGACAAGGCGTGCGACGACGGCGAGTGGTCGTTCTTCAAGCTACGACGAGATGGAAATATTTCCCCATCCCTTCATGCTACAGGTTCAAGATACCACGTGCTAACATACGAAAACCGGGGCGCACTGTGGGCAAAGCGTGGGATGAGCCCCGGCACGCAGAAGATATTCACCTTGACTGAAGGCGAGCGCGTTCACGCTGGTTTATCTCGTAAGGATGTCTTGCCATGTGTGACCTCGCTACGCGAAGTGCCTAGGAACGTGACGCGTCTTTCAAAGGCTGTATTCCGAAAGCACTTCATAGACGCTGGTGCGAAGTGTTGGTTAATTAAGTCTTACTCTGGCCGTTTCTCATCGAGGCTTCATGTGTATTTGGATTCTGTACCTGAGCGGTCTCGCGGGACGTCGACGTGTATGTCTCAGAATCCTTGGTACAAATACCCGCTGTTTAACGCCCCGAGATTGCTGGTTAGCACAGGATTTACAAAGTTCGGACCCAAAGTACTGCTGAATTCCATTGAGGCACACGCAGTCGGATCTGTTTGTGGAGTCTATACGGATCAAAGGCGTTCCCTGACGCGAGTACGTGATTTCCTGGTCAAAACCAACTTCGAGGCCCAAGTTGTTCCGCATGCAAAGTTGCTCAAGAAGATTGAGATACGACAGCTAAACGCTGTCTTGAACGAATTTATTCGCGCGGAGTGCGGTGATGGTTAAGTCTGATGTAAAGATAAGACACGCGTCTTTTCAGACAGAAGGTCGGCTTTTGCAGGAACTCGGCGAACGCCTTGTAGCCAAAGCTGACGTTGCGCTGATGGAACTGATCAAGAACTCATACGATGCTGACGCAGCCCTGTGTACTGTTAGATCCGAGCACGATAGACTCGTTATTGAAGACGATGGCCATGGAATGACCGAACAGGAGTTCCTGAACAAGTGGATGCACATTGCCACCCCCGATAAGCAACAGGTCCGACGGTCACGTCAATACAAACGGACAATGACTGGTTCAAAGGGGATTGGGCGCTTTGCGGTAAGATTTCTGGGGCGTCGCCTGCGGTTGGAAACCATTGCACAAATCGGGGGGAAAGTCGACAGATCACTTCTGACCGTCGATTTCGATTGGGAGCAGATTGACCAGTCAAGTGAGCTAAATACCGTTCGCATTCCATACGAGGTGCGCGTAGCGCCGAACAACAGAGCAATAGGAACGACTCTCATAATCACTGATCTTCGAACGCCTAGCGAAGACGTGATAGACCGAGATATGCGGACAGAACTTCTGTCGCTAGTGAATCCGTATTTTGGGCTCGATGGTGGAAATTTTGGCCGACGTCGTCGTTCGAAACAAGATCCTGGGTTTAACATTGTCCTGCCGGGCATTGCGGGGGAAGGCCAAGGTGACCTGGCATCATCTGTTGTTAACAGCTTTTATGCACGCGTCACCATCAATCACAATGGCAAGAAAACACACTTTCATATTACACATCGTGACGGCCGCACACTTCTTAAGAAAATAGTCTCAAAATCTAGCCATATTACCAACGGTTTTTGTGCGGACATACGCTATTTCCCGCGCCGCGCAGGTATGTTCCAAAATACAGATGTCGATGGACATGCTGCTTGGAAATGGATTCGCGACCACGGCGGTATTGGTGTTGTTGACCACGGCTTCCGAATTCGGCCCTATGGATTTGAGGATGATGACTGGCTTAACTTGAGCTGGGATAGTGCGCATAGTCGCAGGAACTGGCGCTCGGTACTGATGGGACAACTTTTCCCAATACCTCCTGAGGGATCCCAGCCGCGCAACAATCCCATGCTTTACCTGCCTAAAATGCACCAGCTTATTGGTGCTGTGTTCGTCGTATCTTCGCAAAAGCCAGATTCACGTCGACCAACTGATCTTACACCCTCAATGGATAGGGAAGGCTTTGTTGACAATGAGGGATATCAGGATCTTCATGAGATTGTACGTGCGGGTCTGGAAATGCTTGCTTATGCAGACCATCGTGAACAGCGGAGACTTGAAGAGGCTCGCCGTAAGGAAGAAACGAAACGCCTTCGTTCCGACCTTCGAAAGGCTGCTGAATATATTAAATCCGTGCCCGGTCTGTCCGACGAAGATCGGGGAAAAGTTGTATCGCACTTTACACAGCTATCAAAAGAATTATCGGATGTTGAAGATTATTACCAGCTTGCATTTTCCAAACTTGATATTATGGGTCTGCTTGGGGTCGTTGCGGGCTTTGTGACACACGAGATGCAGCGCATGCTAAACGGCTTCGAAAAACTTATTCATCAACTCAAGCGTGCATATGGTAATGATAGTACCACTCAAGGGATCATTGCGGAGGTGCAAGATGCGCATTCTGCTGTTGTTGAACAACTGGACTTCTCAACCGCCTTCATAGGCGCATTGCAGGATAGAGCGCGTGAGTCGGAAGAGGTCAAGTCGCGAGCTGCTATAGAACTTGTGACCCATCACTTTCGACACCTTGCCGATGAGCGAGGTATTGACATTGCTATAGATGTTAAGAACGATGTAACCTCGCCGCCATTGCCACGAGCTTTGTACACAGGGGTTATCTTGAACCTTTACACCAATGCATTAAAGGCGACAATGGGTGGCGAACAAGCACAGAAAGACGCCAAGGTGGTGCTAAAAGCATGGAACGAACCTAGGACACACGTGATAGAGGTCGCAGATACGGGAGTCGGCATCCCCCCAGAGATAGAGAAGAGGATTTGGGACCCGTTGTTTACGACCACTTCGAGTGAACAATACAATCCTTTGGGATCCGGCATGGGCTTGGGGCTCGCCTTGGTCAAAAAGGTCGTATCTGACATCAAGGGACGCATTGCACTTGTTGACCCGCCGCCAGGCTTCACAACCTGCTTTCGGGTCGAGTTCAGGCGATAGTAAGGAGCAAGAAGATGAGCAATATTCTGATATTTGAGGATGATCCGAAAGAACGCCATGCTCTTGACGAATTGGTGCGCAAGCGGTGTGGAAATGTCGTACTGACTTTCGATGAGCAATGTTCTCTTAAGAAGGACGTGAGTTATGAGACGCATATTGGTAAATGGATAGACACTCAATGCAAGAAAAAACAGATCGGCCTCATTGTCTGTGACAAAGAGTTAGGCCGATATGCGCAACTGCGGGGCTTGTCGGCAACACCCATTGCAGCAGTTGCACTCCAGAGAGGCATTCCATTTTGTCAGTATTCGCGTCAACCATCAGGTAAGGAAATGGCTCAGTTTAAGCGATTGATGCAGTGGAGTTCCGAACAGATTACACTGGACGGGTTGGAGGCAGCCGATTGGGCACCCCAGATAGAGTGTCTGTACAATGGCTTCGAACGTTTGCATTGTGAATATAAGAAAGTCAAGAAAACGAAGGGTACTACACCTGCTGGTGCACTAGCTCAGATTCTTGGGCACTCAGAGAGCGAATCCCGTGTCGCTCTATACGGTGCGGGTGACCAAGGCTTTCTCCGCGAGATTATGACGTACTACGACCCTGATAGAACTGATATGCCCGCACTATACGCTCGCATGCCCCGAGTTCTTGGCAATTGGCTTTTCCTGTCTATCCTTCGGTTCCCCGGCATACTAGTAAACCATACAGCGGCCGCGAGCTATCTCAACATTGCCTGTAGAGATTTTGACAGTCCCAAAGTGTGTGCTCTATTCAAAAAAGCAAAGTACTCTGGTCCGTTTCATAACCATTCACTTGGACCGTGGTGGTGGCGCAGCGAACTGGACACGTTTGTGCATGGAGCCGGCTTCAAGGACGGACTTGAGTACATCAAGTCTCGTGGCTACAGAAAGGCTAAGGAATGCAGAGATGCCCAGACAAGAGAACGGGCTGGTTACTACTGCATGCTGATGCGGGAGCCAGTGTCTTTAGAAAATTCACGCGGGAATATAAGTTGGTTCCCGTCAGGTGCGGACTTGGCTCGCATCCGAAAGGACAAGTTTGAAAGCATCACAGCTCTCATTGGTATGTACTAGGAGGGAGATAATGTTCTCGGTTAAACATTTTCAAGATCTGTATAGCAATTTCCTCGTGCAGGCCCTGGGCTGGCTATACAAGAAAAACTATGATGTTGATCTTTCTGCCCAAATTCAAGCAAGCCCCAACGGCCAAAATATATCCATACACACTATTAAGCCGATCTATTGTAGAGACTGGCCATACCGAGTTGACAGCAATGAGAAAATCGACATTTTGGCTGAGATACAGGAGACAGTTTCTCTGAAAGACGGATGTTGCACGAAATCAACAATCCGTGTTAACTACTTTCATATTTACGAAAAGACCGCACTTGCGACTGAAAGTCTGCACTATGACTACGTTTTCCCTTTCCAAGAGAGACACCCAATCTGTCATGCGCAAAACGATAATCGCATTCTTGACAGTCGCCCTGAGTCATTCAACCGTAGCCGTACTAAGGTTCGGAATAAGGCGATACTGCAACGGTGCCGTACAATGCGCATTCCCAGTGCCTTTGTAAACCTGCCAGGCCTTCTGGCAATTCTTGCCGCCGACCATTTGCAGGCTGACCATTGGAAAGAGTTTATGAGGGATGTTGTCATCAGGCGATGCCACGAGTTTCCGCAAATATGCCATTCATCTTCCACATGCGCAGCCAAATGCAGAGATAACGCCACATGCACAGCCTCTGGAATGCCTAATGCGTGTGCATGTTATGAACTGCCCAAAAATGATTAATTCATTCGGAATAGATAAAGCATTTGGCTAAAAACTGATGAGGCTATGATTGTCGCCTATCATGTTATCAGCCACACCTACTTCTCCTTTTGACAGTCAGGGGAAAAACCCTTCACACCTGACGAGTTCTGAGCCGCGAAGAGTTCGACACACGCCCAGCCTATCGCTTACCAGATTCATAGGTAGTTATTCGACGTCCGCAATGCCTGCATTCTCGGCGGCGGAGAATGCGCCCGCCAACGGTTGCGCGAGTATAGAGGACATGGAAATGCTTGCAGCCACAATGGCGGCATTCAAGACCGCGCGGACTGATGTGCTGAAGGTCGGAGAGGTGTATTCGTTTGTCTGAGTCGGTCATCGAGTCCTCCCGCCTTGAAGGTCTGAAAGTCGAATCTTGGTTTTCTTTGCTGCCGTCTTTTCGCCCGTACCGGGCAACAGCGCACCCTGAATGGATGCTGCGACTGCGCCGCCGACGAGGCAGTCGAGCCAGTGGTTGTCCTGGGCTTCGGGACGGGACTTCCATTCGTCGACGACGCGCCCACGTCCCTCGGTCTTCACGCGGTATTCGGCCGTAAGGTGCTCAGCGAGAAGCCTGTGCGCATCAGCATCGCGGCCGAAGAGAGAGAAACACCCACGGTCACCCATCTGGACGGCGAAACGCGCGTGGATGAAACTCTTCCAGTAGTTCGAGTCGAATATCGCGTGGCGGATTGCACGTTTGCCTTGAACGTTTGGAATGCGCCAGTTGTGACCGACTCGGTCACCGCGCTTGCGCTTGTATTCTTGGAACGGCACGCTTGCCGCGCCGACAAACCGTCCGTGGCTGGGCAGCAAAATGGTTGCGAACTCACTTTGACGACAGAACTGATAGACAATGTCCGTGGACGTGCCCCAGTTCGCATCAATGAGGCAACGCTCGACATGCATAAGCGCTCCGTCGTCACGCCGCCATTCACGTCGAAGGCATTCTTTCGTGAGCGCTTCAAGTCCGGCATAGATACTGCCTTCCAAGCCCGTCCCGCTTGCCACGGTCTGCAACGTCTTCTGTGCGTCACGGAGCGTAAAGTACGCGCGTCGCTGGTCTGGATACGCGCCGTAGTCGACTACATAGCCGGTGAAATCGTCCTCGAACGCGGCCACCAGCCAGAAGAGGAGTTTGCCCTGCACATCGATGAACATCGTCAGATGGTTTGCACCAACGGGAACTTCAGCCCGTTTCATTCCGTTCAACTTCGTGGCTATCTCGTCCGCAGAAAGTAGCCCCTCGTCTTCCACGCCTTTCTCAGGAAGCGGCTCGTTCTGGTATTCTGCGAAGAACGCCGCCTCGTCCTGCAACTTGAGATTCATCGCATGCTGAACCGCCGATGCTTCGTCGTGGTTGAAGCGTTCCGGCCACGCAATGACAGCGCCTTCGTCGAGTGCCTCGCGATTCGCCTCGTAGAATGCCGTCGCATCCCGCATATCGCCATACATGCGGAGAGACTCTGCGCGTACTTCGGCGTATCGTGCCCAGAGTTTCTCGTCGGCGGGGAAGGCGTACACCATGCGTGTGCGTTCGCCGTTCCATTCCGGGTGTTTATCGCGGTCGAGAATCGTGTCCGCCATGTCGCCTGGGCGTATCACGGTACAAGGCATTATGCCGCTGATCTTCTTGGCTGGCCCGGCGAGACCCAGAACCGCGCCCGCAAGAATGCGCTCGCGCGTGGCGCACTGCGAGAGCGACCGCGCGGACTCGTCTGTCTGCGGGTCGTCCAGAATCACGAGCGACGGGCGCACGGTCTGTCCATCCGCTCGCTTGTATTTCATGCCGCGAATGCGCCCCGTGATGCCCGCGACCTTGATGATCGCGCCACTCCCATATGAATATCCGCCCGGCCGCGTCCAGCGTTTCCACTCGTCCGTCTTGGGCAGGCGGATTGTCGGCAAAATGACCTCGTTGGCGGTCCAGCCGATGTGTGTCCGATTTCCATTATAGAGTTGCCCGGAACACCTGTTGGCGATACCGGCGATGCAGTGTATTGGATGCGCCACTTCAGGGTAATCCATCGCCAGCAGGTCGTTGCCGTCAAGTTCCATCTTGATGCTGTCCAGCATCTCGACCGCATGGACTTCGGACGCGCCGATTAGACAGACGAAGTCGCTGTGGCCGTTCAACACAGCCCACAGGCATGCGCATTCGGCAATCGTGGTTTTCCCGCTGCCGCGCGGCATGGCCAGCGCGAACAGCCCGCCCTGAAGAACCGCTTGTTCGACTTTGGCTATTACTTTCAAATGGTCCGGCGACCATGCAAGATGAAAAGTGCGCGGGAAGTATGCCTCGCAAAAGAAGCGAAACTGTTTTTCCGCGCAAGCGCGTCGCTCTGGGTCGACAACGAAAGGCAACTCTCCGATATCGCGTGCTGCCTTAGATTGCTCACGTTGTTCCGCCGCTATCCGCGCCTTCTGCGCCTCGTATTTCGCGGCGTCTCTGACCTCCTTAGGCGGCACGTTCCGCGCATCCATCAGCCACGCTATATACCGCAGAAGGTCCACGCGCCGTCCGTCGCCTATTCGAAACCCAGCCTGCATGCGATGCCGGTAGAGGTCGCGTTCTGTGATGACGGCTCCGAGCGGCGTTGAGTTCAGAAGACGCGCAAGATCAACGGGTCGAAGATTTCGTGGGTCAAATGTTGGCATCGCATTCTCTCGCTAACCAGGCCGCGTAGTGGATAAGGTTGATAGTGCCGTCCGGATTCACCAGCGCGCCCGCGTCGATGTCCTTCTGCAGCATCTCCACGGTGACGAGTCTGCCGCCTATCTTTGAAAGCAACTTTGCCGCGTCCGAAAGCGACAACGCGTTTGGTCGAGCGCTCGCACTAGGCGTGTGTTCGGACATGTTTCTCTCCTTGAATGTCGGGGTTTCCAGAATTCTTCCAGTCATCATCGAAGTTTGCGTAAGGTGCGCCACATGTCCGCATGTTTACGCTAGTTACGACCATGCGAAAATCCGCAAAAATCTGACGCACATGCCTTGGCTTTCCGCCCCAGCATCGTATGATCCGATTAACGTAAGTGATGAAGCGACAACCATATACGACGGAGGCAACAATGAAGAAAACGACAAAGACAACTATGAAACGCGGGCAGCACGCCACCTACGAGTACATGATTCAAACGGTGAAACGCAACGTCGCGGGGCGCTGGGTTTGGGTGCCGCGCATAAAGAGATTGAGTTGGCACCGCCTCGCGGAAATCTACTTCGACGACCGGACGACGAACGACGTCAAGGAAATGATTGAGCGCGAAGCCCGCAGGTGCGGTTACAACCCCAAAACGATTCTTACCCTTAACAGATAGGGAGGCAACGATGACAAACGAAACGAAGAAGCACACGCACACGATGGACCGCGAGACATACGAGTACACCATAGAGTTCGAGGCAATTGAGTTCACGAACATCAACGAGGCAATTGCGCACGCGGAAGCTGCCGACCTCGAGGCCATCCACCTCAATGGCAAATACTTCGTGGTCGACCCGTTGGAAGCAGACCGGCTCGATGAAGCGGGTGCGACATTCGCATTCGTGTACGACCTCGACGGCAAGATTGTCACGATACCAGTGAACTGAAAGGAGCGATAACGATGAACATGAGACCATTTATTGAAAGCGACTGGCACGCGTTCGCTGGCGCGGACGGTTGGGGCGAGAACGAGTCCATCGCGCCGCTCATCAGCGAAGGCGTATTTGCGAACGGCGTTGACTTCACGCTCGTCCTCGCGCACAACGGCGGGACGCTCCTCGCGGACGACGAAACTGCCGCATACGGTGGATACGTTTTGCCGCGCTATTTCGACACGGTCGAAGATGCGCGTGCATTTGCGGAACGCCTTGGCGAACCGGAAAACATCGACGCGTTTCTGGCAGCGGGATTCCAAAGCCAGGCATTCTGAGAAGCCTAACGGGTTGCCTAACACAGTATTAGAAAATAACTTACATGATTTCAGGAATGTACCTTGGCTTTCACACCCCGCATCGTATGATCCATGCGACGTGTTGAACATACGATTCAAAAACATACGGAGAGCAGAGATGACCGAGAAAAAGAAAGACACCGGACGCAAGACATACCCGACGCTTCTGATCGCAAGATTCCCGAGCGCGGACAAAGAAGCGCGGAAGAAAATCGAGACCGAGCGCATCAAAGAACAACTGAAACGCACCGCCGCAGAACAGTACACGGTGCTCAATAACGATTGCGCGATTCTCTTAGACCTGATTGGACAGGAATTAATTGCCCACGCCGAACGCGCTACGAAAGAACCGAAGAGTTGGACTTGGGTCGGAGATGTTGCGCATGTGCGCGAGTCCCTCGAAAACATCCTGGCATCGTTCGTCATCAACCATTTTGAAACCGAAACCGAGGCGCATCGCGCAATCGCCGACCATCTCGAAGAAATGAGAAAGTAACGAACCCTTTTCCCTTTTTCCAAACAACGGAGGATCTCATGAAGAAGAGCACGAAAACCGCGAAGAAAGAAACCAAGAAGTCCGCGAAAACGAACCCGGCGCTGGAGAAAAATTACATGGCCACAGTAAAGCACACCGTCCTCAACGAAAAGGCCCCCGCGAAGAAGTCCATGCGCCTGCCGCGCACGAAGACCCCGAAGACGACGGACGCAGCGAAGAAGGACGACGGCGTGGCGCGCACCGCTGAAGACCTTGTCATCATAGACAAGGATGAGAAGAAGGACGGCAAGATGTCCGGTCTGGACGCTGCCGCCAAGGTTCTTACGGAGGCGGGCGAACCGATCAACACCAAGACGATGGTGGAGCGCGCCATTGAGAAAGGTTACTGGACGACGAACGGCAAGACGCCCGCCGCGACGATCTACGCCGCAATTATCCGCGAAATAGCGGTGAAAGGCGACGCGTCGAGATTCGCCAAAGCCGACAGAGGCATGTTTACCATCAAGAAGTAACATCGCAAACGTCCCCCGAGTTGACCGCCCCAGCATCCGCTGGGGTTTGGTCAGTGATCGCGCCTTTGATCCGACCGTCCGGTTCCACAAACACAACCCGCTTCCCAAGTGCCATCGCCATTACAATCTCCGCCTGCACGCCTGTTGACGTTTTCCACCCGTCCAACATGAGCACCCATACCTCATCGCACATGGCCAGGAACTTCAGGTCGTAATCGCGCCAGAACCCCCAGTCGCCCGGCACGCCATATTCCACGAGGGAGTGCGAGTGGCAAACCGGCGAGAATGCCTGAATGCCACATCGAAGCATCTCCGCCACCTGACGACACACCGCGCGATACCGCGCCTCGCGCACTGCTGGGTCTGGATGCGTATATGGTGACGCGACGTAAATCACGCCGTCACCTCTGCCGCGATGCGCTCGGCTTTCTTGCCCGTGAACTCTTCCCAGCGGCGGACGATGACGTCGCAGTAGAGGGCGTCGAGTTCCATGAGGAATGCCTTGCGCCCGGTCTTCTCGGCTGCGATGAGGGTCGAGCCAGAACCGCCGAAGAGGTCGAGGACATTCTCGCCTGGCTTGCTGCTGTATGTCATGGCACGCAGCGCGAGTTCCACTGGTTTCTCAGTCAAGTGAACCATTGACTGAGGGTTGATTTTCTTCACGCTCCAAACGTCAGTGGCGTTCTTGATTTCCGGGTTGAAATAATGCGCCGCGCCCTCACGCCAGCCGTAGAAGCACCACTCGTGATTGCCCATGAAATCCTTGCGCGTCAATACCGGATGCTCCTTCACCCAGATGACCATCTGCGAGAAGTAGAGTTCGCATTCCTTCAGCGCGTTGGGGTAGTTCCAGATATTGCTGTATCCGCCCCAAATGTAGTACGCGCGTCCGGGCTCCAGCACGCGCTGAACGTTCCCGAACCATGCCCTGAGCAACCGCGCGAATTCCTCGTCGGAAACAAAGTCGTTCGCGAGGGCGCGATCCCTCGGACGCAGTTTTATTTGAGTGGTTTCGCTCGCTTTTGCCGCGCCTTCAACGCCGACGTCCAGTCCCTGAGACCCCACGTACTTGCCGCCTGCGCGTGCGACCGCAACAGCCGCATTACTTCTCGGCGCGACCTGCACGTTATATGGGGGATCTGTATTTACGAGTTGAATCCGTGCGCCATCGAGCAGGCGGTCCACGTCTTCGGACTTGCTGGAGTCGCCACAGAGCAGACGATGGTTGCCAAGAATCCACAGGTCGCCCGGGCGCGTGGTTGCCTCGTCCGGAGGCGCGGGCACGGCGTCAGGGTCGGTGAGTCCCTCAGTGCCTGTCGCACCAAGCATCTTCTCCAACTCCTCGCTTGAGAAGCCGAGCAGCGCGAGGTCCACGTCCATGCCGCGCAGTTCTGACAACTCGATGGGCAGGAGTTCCATGTTCCACGAGGCAAGTTCCGCGACCTTGTTATCCGCGATGCGATATGCCTTGATCTGTTCCGGCGTCATGTCGGTGGCCACGTGAACAGGCACCTCAGTCATGCCGAGTTTCAATGCGGCCTTGAGCCGCGTGTGTCCGACGATGATTACACCATCTTTGTCCACGACAATCGGCTGCCGAAAACCATACTCGCGTATCGAGTGGGCCACAGCATCAACCGCAGCATCGTTGTCGCGCGGGTTCTTGTCGTACGGTTTGATGTCAGTTGTTTTGCGCATTTCAATTTTCATGGCGTTCCCCTCCAAAAAGTAATCGTTGCTGTTCGGCAACGTTTGTTTGCAATGGAGCGGGGTGACGGAACTGCCCCGTCCCTACGAGCCTGGGCGGCTCGTGGCTCTCTCTTGAGCCTTCCCCCGCATCAACCCACCAGCGGCAGTCCGCTGTTTTGGGATATACCTGCGCCCAGCGAACCGACGACTCGCGCAGGAGTCGTTTCCGTTCAGCATGACCGCAGAGAAACTTCACATACCGAAACTGGTAACCCTTCCACTTCGAGAAACCCTGCCGCATCCACTCCGCATGACTGCGTGTGCCTAGGCGCGTAATCATTAGGCGCGGATGAATTGGCCCGCCATGCTCGTCCACATACAAGTCCGTCTTGATGAACCCGCCGTAGAGCCATGACGACGCTTGATAAACGTAACCCGGCTTGCCGCGAAGACCATCCGCCCATGTGAAGAGCAGTTTCACGTCAGGGCAATTGACGCGAATCCATTCCGCGCAGAGTGAGATGAAGTGTGACTCCGAGTTGCGCGGTTCGTCGTCGCGCAGGCACAGACGGTTCAGTTCGAGGTAATCCTGGACGCCGAGACTCGGAAAGAGTTTCTGAATCGTGTGGCGCGGGCGCACGCCCCAGCCCCACATGGCGACGGCAATCAACTCTCCGGCAGCATTCCGCAGACCAAGGTTCACAAGACAATGGGGCGGGAATATCTTCGAGTAGTGCCAGCGCAGACAAAACCGCTTCGCCTCGTGGAGCGTTATCCGTTCCACGTTCCTAATGCTCGAATCCTTGCGAAACTCTGCGTTCATGCCAACCCCTCTCTCGAAACTAGCCTAATTACCGCGAACCCGACGCGCCACGTTGCGATAAGGCGCGTCCTGTTTGCCAAGGCCGATAGATTCCTTGGCCGTAAAACCTCCGCGCCGGGACGCAACAGGAAAAACCGGCAAAAAAGAAAGTCTCATGCTATTGGCGGCTGTTCCCGCGCGCGTAACCTTTTGATTCTGCCCGGAAGGAACCGTGAAACGCCCACGTTTGGAAACATGGAAACAAGATTTCGCACACACAGTTTCCAGCCTAGTGCGCGACGCCTTCAGGCTCGCGCACCCTAGTGGGGGTATGGGGGGTGTGTGTGCAAACGTGTTTCTTTGTTTCCAAGCAATACTTATTGCTCTGCTATGCAGTGACTTACGACTGGAAACACTCGTTGGAAACTTGTTTCCATGTTTCCAACCAGCAATAGGTGTTGTTTCCAGTGCTGTTTCCATAGTTGTTTCCACTTTTGTTTCCATCATTCAGACTCCTTCCGAATGCGGTTCACGTACTGACGAGACACACCACAACGCTCCGCGACATCTTTCGTGGACAGATTTGGTTCATCATGAAGGAGCGTTTCGACAGCCAAGCGTTTACGGTCGTCCTGAATCTCATCTTCAGGTTGTGGCACGGTTGCCCAACCGACTATTCCCTTGGGACCAATGACATGCGAATAGATGAGCCCGTCCTGTTCGGCAAGCCTGATGAACCTGCTGGTGCGCCGGCCTGATAGACCTTCTGCCTCGGTCTCTTCATGAATGCGGTCTTCGCTCTTCGGTATCTCGGCGATGAACCGCTTCACGAAACCAGGCGTGTCATAATCCAGTCGCTTCGCAGTTTCCGCCGTCTTCGCTGCCTTTTTGCTGCCCTCCTTCTTGAGAGAATCGGGATTGAGGTCGTCGGCGGGCATCCAGATGGGCCACGCCCAACGCAGGCATCTCGGCGGCAGCGGTGGCCATGACCGCACGGCTGCTTCAAGCACGACCACGTCATTTTGCTCATGCCGCCGCAGGACAAGGTGCGTGTCTGTTGCGCGCGATTGCGCTCCTGCTCCAGCGCCGACGTCCGTTACATCCTTGAGCGACTGGTTGCCTTTCGACGTGTGATGAATGAGAACGAATGACGATTTCATATAATCAGAGAACGAATCCAGTATGTTGTAGAGGTTCGCCATCGTGCCGTTGTCGTTCTCGTCAGTGCGGACCGGCAGGAAGCGGTAGAAGGCGTCGAGAATAACCATGCTGAACCGTCCAGGCTCAAACTGCCTGAAATACCTTTCAAGCGTGTCTATCGTCTGCAACTGTCCGCGAAGATTGTGCACGAACAGGTGGTCCGCAACCTCGTCAAAGTCCATCCCGCGCGCCTTGGCGACCTTTGGAATGCGGTTCGCTGACGTTTCACCATGCAACTCGTTATCGAGGATGAGTACGTCGCCGCGCACGGTTTGCATGCCGAGCCACGGACGCCCGGTTGCGACTGCAAGCGCGAGATCGGTTGCGAGCCAACTCTTGCCGATTTTTGTTGCCGAGATGATGTTCATCGTTTCGCCTTGGCGCAACAGCCCCTCGATAACTGGACTGCGTAACACGGGATATTCGCGTACAAGTTGTCGCAGACTTCTCGGACCTGATATTTCCGTAGGCTGTTTGACCGTAAAGCAGGACAAATCCACGCCGTTCGCCATCCGCTCTTTAGCCATGCGTATCGCCTTGCCGACGGTGTCCGTCATATACCCGGCGCGCAGAGCCTTCTGAACGTTGTCGTTGTGTTTTGTCCGCGCGGCGATTAGCAGGTTGGCGATTTCCTGCGGCGTCCATTGGTTCAATGCCGCGATATCCGCCAAGGCCATGTCATAGACCGACTGTGACTGGTCTGTTTTGAAATCATCGCGTTGGCGGTTCCATGTCTTCACGAACAACGGCACATCGCGCATAAGCGCGGCGAATTTTTCGACTGGTGGCTGCGCGCTTGGAGTGAGAATGAGCGACTCCAACTGCACGGTCGCCCCTTGCGTCTCCTGCGATGACATCTGCGCCGATGCATACTCTTCGAAGTCCGACGGGTTGTACCGGATGTCGTCGTGCGATTCCAAAACGCGCACTGCGACAGGCACGTCGCCCTTGCGGTTGAACGTTCCGGGTAATCGCATAATGCGGTTGAGTTCGCTTACCGAGTCGATTGCCCACCCGCATTCACCCGCGGCCTGCCGCATCCTTGCCTTCCAACCGTCGGACAGGCGTCTGGCTTTCAGGCGTTCATCATCGCCGTCAAACACCCACGGCTCCCTGAAGACCCAATACACATGAAGGCCGTGGCCCGAATCGACGAGCACACTTGGCGCGAGAGGCAGTTTCGCCAGGATGGACTTCGCCTCGTCCATTGTCTTGGGAAGCGCCTTTTTGCCTTTACGATATGGCGCGTCGAGGTCGATGTCGGCCCAGAAACCGCCTATAGCAAGAACATCCTTCTCGTACCTGTGCGGATCGCCATCGTCGCCTTTCATCAAGCCCACGCAGAAATACACTTCCGCCTTCTGCATGACCTCGGCCGCGTACCCGTAAGCGTCCTTGACGGAGGCGTGAAATGTGTGCTTCTTGTCCGGCAGCGTGACGAGACATAGTCGGCGCTCAGCAGTGATGGTGTCGCCAAAGAGGCCGTATATCAGTTCTTGCATTGCCTTTTTCTCTCGATGTATTTGGCACCATCATCTGTCAAGCAACACACGGTAGATGCGCCTGTCTGAGGAATATTCTGTTTTCCCGACCCAACTTGCCGGGACAGAAATGTACTGACCTTGCTTATTGACATATCTGTCACTGCTGAGAAGCCGCAAATGCCTGCGCCTCTGATGCGTTCTCGGAGATGCATGCGTAGTGCCGGAAAACCCTGTGTATCTGATATGAATGTCCCCTGGCTTCAGCGCCGTGTATGTTTTGCGTTCATGACTTCGCGGGATGAGTCGTGAGTTCGGGTCCCTGATCTTCTTCGGTGCGCTTTCGATGATGATGTATGACGGCAGATTTATGATGCGCATCTCTTCAACGTAGACGGCAAGATTGATCGAGAACTGGCTCCCTGCCTCTCGTGCCACGGCGCGTATTTCTTGTGGCGTAAAGAAATACAGTTCACCGCCATCATTTTGCGCCATGCCGCGCACGTCCACAAAGAGCGCGAAGTTGTCGTTTACGGGTGCCACCACCCAAAACGTACCCCACCTGAAAGACGCGATTTGCCCCTTGCCCCAAATTTCCACAAAGCGCATGGGACGGTTGAATAATCCGAGCGCGTCCTGATTGCTATCTTCTATGATACATGCGCCATCAGGGTCTTCGATGGCAACCACGGGGAATGGAAAATGAAACAACTCGAATAGTCTGTTCCTATCCGCATCCGATAGTTCTCTCAAATCCGTGCTGAGGACGACGTTTTCCAACGTGAACAATGCCGCCCTTCGCGCCATGCTTTGCATCAATGGCGCGCTTGCCACGTTGTGCGCGCTTGTCGCTTCGATCATTTTGCATAATCTATCGAACCACATTTTGCCCTCGTCCAAATTTCCCGTCAGAATCATGTAGTATTGTGTCGCCTTCGCTATCGCCTGAGCCCGACAAGACAAGCCCGTCTGGGAGAGATTTCACTCCCGCTCTGCAAAACGCGCATTTGATCTTTTGCGCGCTTCTGGCAGAGATCAGGATGTCATTGCGTTCCGCCCGCTGAAGACGCTTCTGTATGCGAATATAGAGTTCCAGTTCTCCCAGGCGCTCCGCGTCCTCACAGGCGTATCGTTGTCCGCGCACGGTGAGCCATGTTGCGATTTCAAAGAGTGTCTTCTTGCGCTGCTTTTTCATGGTTTGTCTCTTCCTCGGTGAATTTGTCCGACAGTGTATTCCATTCCATGTGGAATGAAGTCACCTTACGGTAGAAGTTTTTGCGCAGGCGATTGTGCTCGCGGTCGCGCGCCGCTTTGTCAATCTCGTCTTCATTGCTTGCGGATTCCCATTCATCATCAGTTTCCGAGTCTATGAATTCATCTTGCGGTTGAAATAACGTCTTGCGTTGTCTGCGACCGCGTGTGTCTTTGAATGTCATGTTTCCCCCCTCAAAACGGTGCCGGTTCGGCCGCTGGCTCTGATTCGATTTGCATCTCCGTTTCATCCCAGCCAGGCTCGCGGTAATCCAGTTTCTCTCCGAGTTCGTAGCCGATGATCCGGTCGTACTTCTCCCCAGCGACGTGGCGCACGGTGATCTTCTTTGTTTCGCAGACCGCGCCGTTTGTGGCGAGATGATATGCCTCTTCGACTGTGGCTGGCACCGGCGTTACAGAAGAGCGTTTCGTCCACCATGCCTCAGCCTTTGCTCGCGCCCAGCCGGTGTGCTCGAAGCAGACCCATTCCGATTGCCAGACGCGAAATCCCAGCCGGTAATCGACCCGCAACGTCGTCGGCGCATCCTCGCCCGCGTCGCGCTTGCGATGAATGGAATAGGTGACATCCAGGACTTCGCGTTCCGTAACGGTGACCTGCTGGCTCAATATGCTGGCCTCGCTGGCTTGCGCCTCATGCTTCTCGCGCTCTGGCTTTGGGAACTCATAGCCGCAATCGGGGCAGGTCATGTACGCCATATGAATGACTGCGTTGCATTGCGGGCATTCCTTAGCAGGAGCCTCGCCGGTCCCCGCACGTCGTCCATCCGACACGCGGACGGCGTCGACCGGACCGTGGCGCATAATGTTCCCGCCGAAATCGAGCACAAGGCAGTTCTTCTTGCCCTCGCACAGCCTGAAACCGCGCCCAACCATCTGGTAGTAAAGTCCCGGCGACATCGTCGGCCTGAGCATTGCCACGCAATCGATGTTGGGTGCATCGAAACCGGTTGTGAGAACGTTGACGTTTATGAGGTATTTCAAGCGCCCCGCGCGGAAATCCGTGAGCGTCTGGTTGCGCTCGAAGTCGAGCGTTTCACCGAAGACCGTGGCGACGTTCGCTCCGGCGTTCCTGAGCGTATCCGCCACGTGTTGCCCGTGTTGAATACCGCTGGCGAATATGAGGCATGATTTACGGTCAGCGGTGTAACGCAGGATTTCCGAGCACGCCGACTGGATCAGGTGCTCGTCGTCCATAAGCGCCTCGACTTCACCGGCAACGAATTCACCGGCGCGGATATGCAGACTTGACGTGTCGACCTTATCCTTGCCAGCCTTGCTTTGAAGCGGGCAAAGGTATTTCTGGACGATCAGTTCTCGGACGCCGATTTCGTAACAGACGGCGTTCAGAATGTTTTCCGGCGCACAAATTGAGCCGGTGCTCATTCGGAACGGCGTGGCCGTAAGGCCGATGATGCGCAGGTGCGGATTCGCGTCTTTCAAGCCCGCGATAAGCGTCCGATACATCCCGTCGCCATCCGGCGGGATCATGTGCGCTTCGTCAATGATGACGAGGTCAAAGTGCCCAAGTTCTGCCGCGCGTCTGAAGACCGACTGCACGCCTGCGACAATGATGGAGTGGTCTTTATCCCTGCTCTTCAATCCCGCCGAGTACAGACCAATCTTCAACAGCATTTCCGGTGCTACTTGGCGAATCTTGTCTACTGCCTGTTCCAGGAGTTCCTTCACATGCGCCACAATAAGGACGCGGCCATGCCAATGGCTGACCGCGTCCCTGCAGATTGTCGCCATGACGGGAGTCTTCCCGCCCGCGGTGGGAATGACCACGCACGGATTGTCGTCGTGCTCGCGCAGATAGCGGTAAACGGCTTCGACAGCCTCATGTTGATATGGTCTTAACGTGAGCATTGTCGTGCCTCGATTCTCACGATGACCATGCCTCCGGGTATGCAAGTGCATTCTTCAGTGCTGTGCTTTTTCACCTGGCTATCCTTGTGGTACACCCTTGCATGCTGGAGCGCATCAAAGAGTGCCTTTTCGATGTTGTCGTAATCGCGTTCCTGACCATTCGGCGGGTAGGCCAGGATTTCAACTTGGAGAGGCCCGGACATTGTGCGAAGACCCAAGTCAGCGATAAGTGCGCAAACGCGTTCGCGGAACTTCCGACCTTCGCGGCTGATTAAGACCCGTCGGCCTACCCGCCGGTAATAGTGGTTCACGGATGGAGGAAACGGCAATTCCAGTTCAATCAAGGTTTTCCCCTCTCTTCGGGACTACCGTCTCCAGGGGGGCGTCGCGTTTGCATTCTGCGTAGGCTTCGCGCCGCTCGCAGTCTCGCGCTTCGCGTAGCCTTTGATCTCGTTGCGCACTTCGCCTTCTGCGTCAGCCTTCTGCTTCACGGCGACGACAAGAGGCAGGTTGTGCAACTCGGCGGAATCTTTCGGTTCCATCACGCCCACTGCGCGACAGATGGCCGACAGTTCGCTTCGGGCAATCCTTACCGCCTGCTCGCTTGGATTGTTGAGGTTCAGGCGCGCCCAGAGTTTCCTGCTTTTGAACTCGCCCTCGATGACTTCGAAAGTTAGTTCGAGATAACTGCCGTTCCCCGACTTCGTGGCTTTCGTTTCGCTTTCAGTGATGACTGCGAGGTACTTCCCGGCCGGGATCGGCTCGAAGTTGCTTGCCGGGTCCACATTGTTCGCGTTGAAGTTACCTAGATTCGCCATGTTTCTGCTCCCGAAGATATATGGTAAGAGGGACATCCATCTGATATTCACGGTGCAACGTTTGGCCGTCATGCGGCCCGCCGATAATCATGTAGTTGACGGATACCGTTGTGACCTTAACCTTGTATTGCCCCGCCGAAATTTGCGGGTTGGGTTCCTTGAACTCCATTGGAATCACCTTGCTCATGTGTTGTCTCCTGTGTTTGCTAGTGCTGCAAACAGCGCGGACCACGCAAGAGGAAGTTCCGCTGGAAGGTTGTAACGATTCTTCGCTATGCACGCTGGCGAGCCAACGCAGCGCAGGATGCGCTCGCCACCATCAGCGCCGATACCGACGGCGATGGTGCGCTCCTTTCCAAAGCCTTGCTCTTCTGTCTCTGTGCGGAACTTGCGGGTAGCGAAGAGCACGGCATCCACCCATTCATTCAGAAGCGCGCAGGCATGCTTGTGAAGGCGCGGAGTGTAGCGGTCGTAACTCGCTGCTTCGGGGTCGTCGAACTTTTCGACTTTGGCGTGGGCTATGAGAATTGTCGCCATGCCCTTGCCGACGCGAAGAGCATTCAAGGCATCCACGACTTTACGCCAGTGAGTAAGGGCGTGGACATAACCGCGCTGGTAACCGCCGTCCGCCTTTTCGATGCTCGACACGTGATACTCGCGGCAGATCGTGTCCCAAATGAGCCGTTCAAGCCAATCGCAACTGTCTATCACAACCGTCTGGAAGTCGTGCTCTGCCTGGTTGAGTTCATCGAGTGCGGCCAATACGTCATCAACTGAAGCGGCGAGCGGGAACTTGGCGCATTCAATTTCGCCAAGACCATCCTCGGTCTGGATAAAAATGGGCTTGGGCGCACCCGCCGCCAGCGTACTTTTGCCAATGCCTTCAGTTCCGTAGATCAGCAGGCGCGGCGGCATCGGCTGTCTGCCTGTCTGAATCGTTTCCATCAATGACATTGTTGTTCTCCAAGAAAGAAATCATGTGGACGGGCACAGGGAGTCCGAACCGGGTGGCCCGATACCCGGCTACGCCATCCCGTCCACGGGTTCACACGTAATCGAAAACACGAACCTCTTCGTAGCCTGTCGGCCATGAGGTCGAGGTCTCGCAACATTTGAGGCGCGCGATAGCGGCCTCGTTTTCGCGTTGCGCAACAGCGAGAGTCTGGTCAGACATAACCCACACACCGCAGCGGAATGGGGCCTTCTTTTCCACAGCGATGATGTGAACGGGAATCTGCGTAATGAGTCTTGCGAGGTTGCCGCTGATGGCTTGAGTAAGAACGGCGCGATAGAAGGCCATCTGATGTGCATATCCATAGCGTCGAGCGTCCGCCTCGAACCATGTGAGATCGTCGCACGTCTTCAGGTCCACGATGCCTCGTTCCGGGTTGAACCAATCCACTCGCGTCTGGCATGACCTGCCGCAATACTCCATGCGGACGACGCCCTCGGCGATACCGTTGGAAAGCAGTTCACCTGCGATTGCGTGGGAGCGGACTCCCGTCGTAAGGTTGGCGATTAATGCGAATTGCTCGTCGTTGAGAACCGGCTTGCCTTGTTCAGCAGCCCAGTCGGCATATGCTTGAGTGTTTGCGCCGTAGGGTTTGCTGGTCCGAGGGTTGATGGGCGCTCCGACGATATATTCCTGGTCGAAACGTTCCCTGCCTTCAAGAATAAGAACATGCGCCGCTCGACCAAGGAAATAGGCGGGTCTGTCCTCGTCATGAATGAGTCCCTGCTGCTTTTGCCAATAAAGGAGGGGGCACTTCCTGAAGTCGGCCAGCGCGTGGCTGCTCAGATGTGTCCTTGCCTTCTCGCGGTATTCCGCATCTGGTTCGCGGACAATAACGTCAATGATGCTCTGTGTGCTGATGTTTCGGGCCATACATACCTACTGTAGTTCGGCGACGGACAATCCCGCCGCTCACAGTATTATTTGCCGCTCGGCTCGAAAATTTGCCGGAGGGTCATCCACTCACGTGAGTACTCACGTGAGTGAAATGTCCCCCATGTATCACCCTATGTTGCGCTCACGTGAGTGCTCACGTGAGTAATCTCACTCACTTTCAGCCCTACATACTTTGTCCCCTTGCGCATGGAAGATAGCGCTCGTGAGCCCGGAGTCGTTCCGGGGTCGTGAGGACTAGGATTGCGAACAAGGGAGGGACACAGATGAGAAGACTTGATTACAGAGGTGTACTTGAGTCGTGGAAGGTTGACGTGATTATTGCTCGCGCTAAGCAGATGGGATTTCGAGGAAGTAATCTGGACGATGTTCAACAGGAGATTATCCTGAAAGCAATGCGCTTCCGCTTCGATGCCGCGAAGTCAAATGGCGCAATGGAAAGCACCGCGTTCATAGCCGTGATCGACAACTACCTCAAGGAAATGATTCGCTCTGAAACACGCTATCGGCTGCACTTGGAGCAAATGAGAGCAACTCTGAAGGAATCATACGATCCGACACCGACTGACCACAAATTCTTGGACATACAAGGGGCGATTGCAGTGTTGTCGCCAAGAGAACAGGACGTTTGCAATCTGCTTGGTCTGGGTTATTCGATTCATGAGATTGCGAAGATGCGCGTCTGGGGATGGCACACGGTGGAGCGACTGATTGACAACATCCGCGAGAAGTTCGAGGAGGCTGGCATCCGTGGATGGGTGCACGATTGAGGGGCATGCACGACATGAAAAAGTTTGAAAAAGAACTTGGCTTTCCGTCTGAAATTCCGCCTGATGATCCGGTGCCGTACGCGGCACAGGAGCGCCCGTCGCGCCCGGCATGGATTCCGGATGCACTCCTCGCCGAGACCGTGAGGGTATGGTCAAAAGCGTACAGACGCCAGATCAGCGAGGATGAGGCAATCGAGATTCTGACGAACGTGAAGCGATTGGGAGAGGCGCTCCTCCAGGCAAAACGCGAAAGGCTTACTACATGAATGTCATCATTTGGGCACGAGTGAGCAGCCGCGAACAGCGTGAAGGTTATTCCATCGACGCGCAATTGCGAGCCACGCGTGACAGAGCGGTGAAGAACGGATGGACGGTTCTCAGAGAGTTCGTGGTGGCGGAATCGGCGAAGCGCGGCGCAGAGCGAGTGGCGTTCAACGAGATGTTTAAGTGGGTTAGATCGAACGCAAAGAAGCAGAAAATCAACGCCATCCTTGCGCACAAACTCGACCGCGTTTGCAGAAACATGCGCGACGCTGTGCGCCTGCAGGAACTCGAGGATGATTGCGGCGTTCAACTCTCGTTTGTTGACAACCAGTTCGGACCCGGTGCCGCCGGTGCGCTTTCCTTCAACGTGATGGCGGCGGTTGCGCAATACTATTCCGACAACCTGCGCACCGAAGTTTTGAAAGGAATGGATGAACGCGTGCGCCAAGGTTGGCCCACCGGTCTCGCCCCTTTCGGTTACATCAACGTTGACGACAAGAACGAGCCGGTTCAGCCGCATCCGGTTGAATCCAAGGCCGTTCAACGAATATTTGAACTGTATGCGTCCGCGCAGTACACCTTCGAGAGTCTCGCGGAAAAGTTGGCAGCAGAGGGACACGCCTATCTGCCAAGCCAGCGGGGTTTCACGCGGACCGGACTCTCGCGGATCCTGAACAATCGGTTCTACATTGGCGAACTCCATCGCCATAACCAGATATACCAAGGCAAGTACAAACTCATCATCGACCCGTGGACCTTCGACGTATGCCAGAATATCCTCCACGGCAAGAACCGCCGTACGGGCAACCCGGACATCATGCTTTCAGGATGCGTCCTCCGCTGCGCCGTATGCGGATACGCAGTCACTGGCGAGGAAATCCGCCGGAAATTACGCGACGGGAACAAGAACACTCACATCTATTATAAGTGCGGCAATAACCACAAGCCGGAGGGGCATCCGCCCGTCAGATGGCGCGAAGAAGAAGTCGAAGGCGCTATTCTGACCGAGTTAGACTCCATACGCATTCCTGACCCCGAAATGCAGACGTGGCTTCGCTATTCCATCGAGACGCTATTCGAGGACACTGCCAAAACCGAGGCGGAGCGCCGCAAGGTGCTTTTTCAGCGCCGTGCAGATCTCACGAATATGCAGGACCGCCTCCTCAACGCGTTCCTGAATGGAACGGTGGACGAGGCCGCGTTCAATATCAAATCGGTGGAACTGAAAACACAACTCGCAGAGGTAGAAAGGCAATTGGGTGGAGGCGGTGCGGTGACAGAGGAAACGGGGCGGCTCGCGCTTTCCGTGTTCGATTTCAGCCAGAACTTGGTGGATATCTGGCACGGTTCGAAGTTCGCGGGTCGCCGCAAGATTTTGGAGTGCGTCAGTTCGAACCGACTCCTGAGCGACGTAACTATAAACCTCACAAAGAGAAGGCCGTTCGACTTTCTCGCCGAACGGCCTTTTGTTGCAAATGGTCGGGGCGAGCGGATTTGAACCCATGACCTTCCCGATTAAGATCGGGACGCTCTAAGGAGGCTGAGCCACGCCCATCAAAGAAAAATCGGGGCGAGCGGATTTGAACCGCTGGCCTCCTGGTCCCAAGCCAGGCGCTCTAAAACCAAGCTGAGCTACGCCCCGATGTGTTTATCTTCCCCTTGCTGGATAAGGCTCTCAATGTAACCCCGGGATTTCATCCGTTTAATCTGGCGTTCGCGCCTCAATGCCTCGCTCTTTCTGAAATAAGTTTCATAGTAGGCCACCTTCCACGGCCCCCGGCCTCTTGTCGCAAGGCTTTCGCCACGATTGTGCTCGTCGAGGCGCTTGTCCAAATCATCTGTGTACCGGACATAATAGCGGTGTTTTTCATTCTCAAGAATGTATACGCAAAACTCCTTGTCACTTTCCATTTTGCCCTGCCGGGCACAATGCCGATTCGAACCCATGACCTTCCCGATTAAGATCGGGACGCTCTAAGGAGGCTGAGCCACGCCCATCAAAGAAAAATCGGGGCGAGCGGATTTGAACCCATGACCTTCCCGATTAAGATCGGGACGCTCTAAGGAGGCTGAGCCACGCCCATCAAAGAAAAATCGGGGCGAGTGGCGGAACTTCGAACCGTCCTCGCAAGCCGCTACTCCGATGGTCTCGATTTTCCTGCGTCCGCTTGAGCCATATCTTATTGCGGCGGCTGACATTCTGCG